CTTTATTGACAGTGCAACACTTAGAGAAAACGTTGTTGCACTCGCTAGAAACATCGGATATGTGCCAAGATCAAGAAAAGCGTCAAATATGTCGGTAAATTTCACTGTAGAGCCAGGAATTACACCTCCACCAACAACAATTACCTTAAAAAAAGGCCCAGTTGCGTCTTCAAATCAATTTGGAGGCCAATCTTTTGTTTTTGGCATCACAAAAGACGTTACAAAACCTGTAATTGACGGAGTTGCATCATTTTTAGATGTAGATATCAGAGAAGGCACTGTAATTGATCAAAAATTCCCATTTTCTTCAAATAATATCAATCAAAGGTTCATTTTATCCAATGCAGGGATAGATTTAAGCAGTTTAGAGGTTTATGTAAGACCATCTTCGACTTCTTCACTACTTTCGAGTTATACAAGGCAAGATAGTCTATTTGATGCCGTTACAGGAAGTTCAATTACTAAAGATTCTCTTATATATTACATTCAAGAGATCGAAGATGAGCAATATGAGGTTATTTTTGGTGATGGAATCTTTGGAAAAGCACTAGAAGACGGAAATATAGTCGAAGTTTCATATATTATTTCAAATGGATCGGATGCTAACGGTGTAAGTAACGTAAGTTTTAGTGGAAAACTCACTTACAACCGAAATGCAGTCGAAAACACTATAACTAGTGGTATTTCTCTTCTAACTGCTACTAATCCCTCTAGTGGTGGAGATGAAATTGAGAGTGTTGACTCTGTTAAAAAGTTTGCACCGCAGATTTATGCGACTCAAAACCGAGCTTTAACCTCAAATGACTATGAAATATTGATTCCTAACAAAATTTATCCAGAAACTGAGTCAATTTCAGTTTATGGTGGTGAAGAATTGATTCCTCCACAGTATGGAAAGGTTTTTATTAGTATAAAACCACGAACTGGTGACTTTGTGCCCAATGCAATTAAAGAAAATATCAAAAGAGACCTCAGAAAATACTCTGTAGCGGGAATTGTGCCCGAAATTCTCGATCTCAAGTATCTCTATCTTGAGACTGATAGTAAAGTTTACTATAATACGAGTCTTGCACCTAATGCACTGATGGTTTCATCAACAATTTTAAACAATATTAACAAATTAGCTGCTTCTGCTGAGTTAAATAAGTATGGAGCAAGGTTTAAATACAGTAAATTCCTTAAAGTTATTGATCAAAGTCACGAATCTATCACTTCTAACATCACAACGATTGAAATGAGACGCGATTTAAGGTTAGCTATCGATCAATTTGCAGAATATGCCATTGATTTTGGTAATGAATTTCATATTTCGTCTATGGATGGGTTCAATATTCGTTCTACTGCCTTTAGAGTATTGGATATTACCAACCCAGTTTACCTTTATGACCTTCCAAATACCGATAGGAGCACTGGATCACTTGGTTTATTCTCTTTAGATGCACCAGGTTCGACAACTCCGATGATTGAAAGGCAAAATGTGGGAGTTGTTAACTATAAAACTGGTAGAATGACCCTTAATCCTATTAATATCGTCTCAGGTAAGACAAAAGATGCTCAACAAATTATGGAAATTTCTGTTGTTCCTCACTCAAATGATGTAATTGGATTACAGGATCTTTATTTGCAACTAGATACTAGTAACGTAGAGATGGTTGTTGATGAAATTGCGTCAGGTGCAGACCCATCAGGATCAACATACACGGTTACATCAAGTTATACAGATAGAAAGATCGTAAGATAACACATGACCGAAAAAAGAGTTCAAATTAATAAGGTTGTTAAAGACCAACTTCCCTCTTATGTAAAGGATGACAGCCCTTTAGTCGGTGAATTTTTAAGTGCATATTATCAAGGGCAAGAATATCAAGGTGGCCCAATCGATATAATCAATAATTTAGATTCTTATATACAATTAAACAAATCTGGAAGCATTGTTGGTTTTACAACAATTATGAATCCTGTTGGTCAGTTTGATACTGAAATTAGTGTAAAAACTACAACTGGATTTCCCGATAGTTATGGTCTTTTAAAGATAGATGATGAGATAATAACATATACAGGCATTGGCACAACTGCGTTTACAGGGTGTATTCGTGGTTTTGCTGGTATTACTTCGTTTAGAAATCCTGATGCACCTGAAGAGTTTATTTTTACAACATCTAAGGCAGCCACTCATGCTGTTGGTGTTGGAACGAGTGGTGGTCAGGTATATAATTTAAGTGGTTTATTTTTAGAAGAATTTTTAAGAAGATCAAAAAAACAATTTTTACCTGGTTTTCAAAAAGATTTAAACCCTTCACTAAACGAACCACAATTTATTCGCCATTCAAAAGATTTTTATAATTCTAGAGGAACAGATGAATCATTTAAATTACTATTCAAATCATTATATAACGAAGATGTAGATATCGTTCGACCTGCTGACTATGTGATCGCACCGTCAGATGCAAACTTTAGAAAGACTCGTGATCTTATAGTAGAAGCAATACAAGGTGATCCAATGAAACTTGAGAATAGAACTCTATTCCAAGATCCTGTTGAAAACTTAAGTAGAGCTTATGGCCCTGTCTCAATGGTTGAAAGAGTTAGAGTTGGTCTTTTAACTGATGTTTACCATAAAGTTAGTATTGATGCTTCATTTGGAACAGGTAGTTCTGACGAATTATTGTATGGTAATTTTTCTGTTCATGCAAACTCCAGAAACGTTGGTGCAGTTGGAGCAGCACAGACTTATATTGATGTTGATTCTACCATAGGATTTCCTGAAAAAGGATCACTAACCTTTGTATATCAAAATGGAACAGTTGGAGTCTGCACATATTCTAGCACTAATGTAACACAGTTTTTAGGTATAAGCACAACTGGTATAACGACCACTATTAAGGATGCAACATCAATTAGACAGAATGCTTATGTTTATGCCTTGGGGCAGGCTGATCGCACTGCAGGGGTCACTACAGACGGCATACGATGCAGAATAACAGGAGTGTTAAATGACGTTGAACTTCCTGAGACTTTTTATCAAAGAAAGGGTGCGAAGATAAAATTAAAGTCTTTAGGTAAAATTGCACACGTTAACGATTTTAAATCAAATAACTGGGTATTCAATGTTCAACCAAAGTATAATATTGATACGATTACTTTACAAGATGCATCTAATAATACCTATGAAGTTGTAACTAAAGATTTTCATAGAATAAGAGTAAATGACACTGTAACAGTTCAAACTAACAATGCGACTTTAGATGGTGGTTATAATGTTACTGATGTCTTAAGTGCAACAAAAGTTAGAATTAGAGGATCTGCAATAAGTAGTCTTTCTGCAGTTGTTGCTATAACAAAAACACTTTCAAAACCAAATTCTGATGCTACTGGTGTCAACAATAATCAACAAAAATTAAACGATTATACAGCTAATGTTCAAAACGTTTACATGCAAGAGGTTGGATACGCTCATACTCTTTCTAGGCTTAAAAATCTAATCGCTTCTAACTCTATACCAACGTATGGATCTGATCATAAATTAAATCCAAGCACTCAAAAGATTAATTTATCTGGAACTTTCCTCGGTGGTCAAACTATTATTGGAATTACTACTGGTTCTAATGACCATAACTTCTTTAGTGGTGATGCGATTTACTATACACCGCAAAAGGCTGATAACGGAACAATAATGAGTTTCCTTTTTAGTGAGGGATTATATTTTGTAGAGAGAGTAAATTTAAATGATATAAAATTAGCAAAGTCTCGTTCAAATTTATATGATGGTAATTATCAAAAAGTATCAGAGTCAACTGTTACTACAACAATTACAAATAATACTTTTGAAAAATATGAATTTCATAAGAAACAACTTCTACCTCAAAAGTTGTTTAGAGAAGTTGATATGCCAGTTTATGATGGTAAAAAATATAAAACAAGAATTGGATACAATGGTATATTAATTAATGGTGTTGAGATATTAAGCTATAAGTCTGCAGATCTTTGTTACTATGGTGATATTAAGTCTATAGATGTAACTGGTGGTGGTAGAAAGTATGATGTTATGAATCCACCTCTATTAGCAATCAACGATAGTATAGGAGCAGGAGCAACTGGATATGTGGCAACTAGAGGTAATTTACAAGAGATTAGAGTCGAAGATCCAGGTTTTGATTATGTTGATATTCCTACGGTAGAAATAAGTGGTGGAAATGGTGAAGGTGCTACGGCAGAGTGTAAAATGGTCACTGTTCCACATCAAGTAATATTTAATTCTGGTTCAGGATCTCAAACAGTCGCCATAACCACTACTATTGTTAAAAACTCTCTTGGAATCAATACAGAGGGTAATTATAATGTTGGATTTTTAACTTATCATAAATTTAGAAACTATGAACAGGTTGTATATGATACTCTTGGAGGGAAAGCTCTATCAGGATTAAGCACTGGTGCGGTGTATTATGTTAATACAAATCCTCCTGCTGGAATAACTACAATATCAAGTTGGGTTGGTAGTGATGGAACAACATGGTATCCAGAAAAAACAATTAGACTCCATAGAAATTTAGATGAAGCTGTATCTGGTATTAACACCATAGCATTTAATGCGTTTGGTGAAGGGAACCATCAATTTAAATCTTTCTTTGGTAAATCTCAGGTTGGTAGTATAAATGTATTAACACCAGGTGAAGGATATGAAAATAAACTTAAAACATGTGAACCAATAGGTATCAATACCGCACTTGATAGAATTACAATTAATAATCATGATTATAAGACAGGTGAGATTATAACTTATACTGCTGATCCTAATGGAGAATCAATTGAGGGTCTCTCAAGTGATAAAAAATATTATGTTTTTGTTGTAGATGAAAATACCTTTAAATTATCGACAGTTGGTGTAGGAACAACAGCAAAAAACTTTTACTTCAGAACAAAGCAGTATGAAAACCTAAGATCTATTGGAGTAGGAACTCATAGTTTTAATTATGATCCGATTGTTGTGAAAGTAGAAGGAATTGTTGGTATAAGTTCAATAGAGGGTAAAAATTTCCAATGTGTTCCTCAACCATTGTTTAGAGGTGAAGTTACATCTATTCATTTAACTCATGGTGGAGTTGGATATGGTGCATCTGAAATACTTAACTTTAACAGGCAACCTAGCATTGATTTATACACTGGTGTAAGTGGAGAATTATTACCTGTTGTTGCTAATGGTCAAATTATTGACGTTGCAATTAATAATAGAGGTCAATCATATAATACACCTCCAAGTATTTCAGTAACTGGTATTGGAACTGGTGCAGAATTAGTTCCAGAGATAGTAGACGGCCAAATCAGGTCAGTTAAGATAATTAAAGCTGGTATTGGTTATGGTGCTTCTACAACATCATTGAATGTTGAATCGTCAGGTGAGTTTGCTATATTCAACGTTAAGTTAAAAACATGGCAAGTTAATGAAGTTAGAAAAAACTTTACTAACATAGACAGTTCTGATGTATTCATTGAAAAACCAACACAACTTGGTCGTGAATTGCAGTGTTCACATGCATATGCACCAAGAGGGTTAAGGAAGATTATATATCAAAATAATTCAGATGGTGATGCCTTATATGGTAGCAGAGATCTAACTTTATTAGATGGTGTAACTGAAGAAAATAAAACACAACACTCACCTATCATTGGCTGGGCATATGATGGTCTTCCAATATATGGCCCATACGGGTATGAGAAGAGCACTGGTGGATCCGTAACACAATTAAATTCTGGATATTCTATTGATTTAAAAACTAATAGACCACCTACTAGTGTTTTTCCACAAGAATTTTTCCTTGAAGACTTTACTTGGAATAGCAATACTGATGAGAGTTATCTTGATGAGAACAATGGAAGATATGGCATAACTCCTGAATATCCAAATGGAGTGTATGCTTATTTTGCTACTCTTGAATCTACTGTAACATCAGACTCTAGTGATCCATTTAATAACTTTAAAAAACCAAAGTTTCCATACTTATTAGGTGAAAACTTCTGGGCTCAACCAAATGAATTTAATTTCTTATCAAGAAGTAATCAAGATGAAATTAATCTTAATAAAACTGCTTGGGTAAGAAATACTGAACCATATGAATTACTTCAAGATGATAGTGCTTATAATTATGTAAGTCAATCATACAAATATGTTAATCAAGAAGGAACTGTTGTTTATGCTTCGGAGGGATCTGTAGATAAGGTCGGAATTGTAACTGGTGGATCATTATATCAAGTTAATGATAAAATTGTCTTTGAAGAAAAAGTAGCTGAAAACTTTGAAACTGTTGCAAAAGTATCAAAGGTGAGAGGGCCTGGAATTGGAACAATCGCGGTTGTTAATACAAAACTGAACAATATTGAATTTTATCCTGCTAATCAGAGACGTAGATTTGTGGGTGTTCATACCACTCCTATAAATTTACAGAATGGAGATAAAATTCTTATATCAGGAATGTCAACTACAAGCTCTGGTCTTGGAGGAAAGTCTTACAATATAGGCATCTCATCTGCACAATTAATAGTATCAGAGGGAATAGGATCTGTTGCGGCCACTGGATTAGTTACCTTCTTTAAAGTTCAAGGTAAATTACCATCACCTAACGATAATCTCAACAATCTCAACTTGAGAGAGAATGATATTTTAAATGTTGGTATCGGAACAAGACAAGAAAAAGTTAAGATACTTAATATTGACGCTGCAAATTCTAGAATAAGAGTTTTAAGAAACCAGAATGATTTAGATCAAACTGGTGATGGTATTGTTGGAGCGATTCATACCGCCAGAACTCCAATAGAAGAAGACCCTAGAAAATTTATAATAGATGTTGGGTTTAATACCGATTTTGATAATAAAATTGATCTTGAATATTATTTTAACCCTGTTGAGTCAGTTGGTGTAGGAACCACTGTAGGGCCTGGTATTGGAACAACAGTAACTATTCAAAATCCTGGTTCTGGTGTATCTCAAATATTCATTCCAACTAGATCCATACGTTTACCAAACCATAAATTTAAAACTGGTGATAAAGTAAGATATAATCGAAATACGGGTAATTCCATAGGTATATCTACAAACCGAGCTAATGCTAATTTGGAGGGAACATCTGCTACTCTTCCAGAGGGGGTAGATTTATTCGTAGCTAAATTGTCTGACGATTTAGTTGGTTTATCAACAGTTAGAATTGGTTTAGGAACACCAGGTGATGGTAAAGATCCTGAAGATATTTTTGTCGGTGCTGCTGCAACAACTAAAGAACAAGGTCTTGTATATTTTATAGGTATAGGAACTGGAACTTATCATAGTTTAAAAATAAGTTATGATGAAACTATTAAAGGTTCTTTAGAGAAAAATAAGGTCACAGTATCAACTGCAAGTAGTCATGGATTAAAACATAATGATAGAGTTTTCTTGACTGTAAATGCTGGAATAGTCACAA